TTTAGGTTTTTCAAATACTTTATTCGTATCTTCAAATCTTCCTTTATCAATTGTATTCATCCAAATTTTCATATCATAGAAAGATCTATAAGATTCAAATGGACAAACAAAATCTACAACAACATGATTAACTGCAAGATCACACATAGTCATCATACGGTTAGCTTGTCGTTTACGACCATTTTCTGTAAAATCCCAATCTTCAAATAGCTTTCTAATATCATCAGCATTAAAGTGAGGTATCTTTTTATTTATCACTAATTTTTTAGCAAATGTGGTTTTACCTGATCCTGGTAATCCAAATATTAATACTTTCATATCTCTTGATCTTGTTTTATAATATATATATATACATATATTAATATTAAAAGTAAACAAAGAAATATGATTGAAGTAAATGAAATAAAAAAAGAAGATAACACAACACATTCTACTATAGTAACTTATCCAAGAACTGTGCAAATATCCCATGGAGTTTATGATAATGTCATAGATATGATGAATATGACAACAATGATATCTCAAAATATTAAAAAAGACGAAGAGCTTACTAATGTTTATGGCGGAAAAACAGATTGGACTTTTTTTAATGAAACTACTGAATTTAAAAGATTCATGGAATATGTGGTTATAAAACACAGAACAACAAATCCATTCTTTAATGAAAGTTATTGGTATAATAAAAAAATTAGGTATGAAGCTTGGGGAAATGAATTAAAAAAAGGCGACCATGTAGTAGCACATACACATAATTGTCATCATTTAATTCTTTATCTAACAGAAGGGAACCCATTAATTCTTCCAGAATTAAGTATAAAAATAATTCCTAAAAGAGGTGAATATTATATATTTCCACCTTATATTTTACATGGTGTGGACGAAGTAAAAGAAGAAAACAATAAAAGATATTGTTTAGTAGCTAATATTCATGATAGTGCAGATTGGAAAATAAACAAAATTTTAAATAATTTTAAAAAATAACATGACATTACCAAAAGAAAATAAAATTAAAGATTTTATAGGTGTTTACGACGGTTATATTCCAGACGAGGCTTGTGACCAAGCTATAGAAATATTTAAAAAATATGAAGAATTTAATAAAGTATTTACAAGATTTTCAAGTGAAGGTGCAACACAAGATATTAAAAACGACAAACAATTATTTTGCACACCAGACTTCTTAACTGAGGAAGAATTTAGTATAGATAAATTTAAATCGTTGATGGTTAATTTTGATATTGCATTAAGACATTACCTTACGGAAACTAATATTAAAACATATACCGATGGAGCAGAAACTGTAACAGATTTATTTAAAATACAAAAAACCCTACCTAGTCAAGGTTATCATGTATGGCACATTGAACATGGGGTTAGAAGAGAAACTCAAAAAAGAATTTTAGCATATTCTATATATTTAAATACCGTTGAAGAAGGTGGTGAAACTGAATTTTTATATCAGTCACAAAGAGTTAAACCTGTTAAAGGTAGAATTGTTATATGGCCAGCAGGATTTCCGTATGTACATAGAGGCAATCCACCATTAAGTGGAGAAAAATATATACTTACTTCTTGGATTATTTTTAAATAAAATTAATAAATATCTTGTGAAACATAACTAATTGGTCTTGGTCCAATTCTAGAAGTTTTTTGTTCAGTTGTTTCTTCTTTTGTTACAGTTATATCTGGTTTAGGATTTTCCGTTGTTGAATTTGGATTTGGAATTGTTTCATATATATTATTATTATCCCAAATTAATTGTAAGTGTTTCAAATATTCTTTATCCCAAGCATCTGCAAATATTTTTATATCCCCAGAAAAATATGTATTTTTGGTTCCATCATTAAATTCAACTTGATTAAAATCTGAATTATCACCAGTATATTGTATTGCATGAATATTAGAATTTAAATTAGTATTCCAAAAATTATCATCATTAACAATATAACCTAATAATTCACCGTATTGTTTAATAATTTTTTTATCTGCTTTTACAATTGTCCATTTTCCTCTTTTCATAAAATTTATCCTTAGTTTTAGGTTTTGATTATATATATCACAACAATATAAGGTTGTAAAACACTGTCTGCACCACCAGTTAAATTTCCACTTACGGTATGAGAATGCCCTTGACCACCACCTGCAGATCCTGAAGTATTTCCAAGATTGTCAGCAAAAGAAGTAGGCGGACCTTCTCCCATTCCTCCAGAAAGGGATCCGTTACGAGCAGCATTCCCGTGAGCATGAGAAGGCATTGTGGCAGTTGATATAGTTGTACTACCAGAATTACCACTTATAGTTCCACTTTTTGCTACAGTATTAGCTCCACCGGTTGTAGCTAAAGATTTTGTATTTGATTTATTTACAACTGTTCTGTCTGTTAAGTCTGGTAAATTAAATGAAGCACCTGATCCACCGTAGGTATATCCAATTACTGCAAATAGATCAGCATAAGTACTTGTTGAAACTGAAGCTCCATTACATTCTAAAAATCCAGACGGAACTGAAGCTGAACTCCAAGGAAGAATTGTACCTGTACTAATTCCTTGTACTCCAGTTAAATACTCACCGTCCCAATCATATCTCGTTGCTTCGTAATTTGCCATAAAATTAAGTTTTTATAATATATATTAATGTTAAATAAGGTTGCAACACTGAAGTTGCATTTCCTGTAAAACTTATACTATCTATACTATGAAGATGAGCCCCATCACTACCAGCATTACTTGAATTCATATTTGCCGAACCATTAGTGCTAGGACCAGGCCCTCCAGTAACAAACCCTGTAGGGGTTTTCCAATTAGAATGAGTATGAGATGCAATTTGAGCTGTTGATAAAGTAGTATTAGCAGAATTAGTTGCAGAACAATTTCCAGTGCAAGTTACAGTATTAGCTCCACCTGTAGACGCTAATACTTTTGTATTTGATTTACTTACAATTGTTCTATCAGTTAAATCAGGTACATTAAATGATCCCCCTGATCCACCATATGTATAAGCAATGATTGCAAAAAGAGCAGCATAAGTTGTTGTTGAAACGGATTGTCCGTTACATTCTAAAAATCCAGATGGAATTGAAGCTGAACCCCAAGGTATAACTGAACCAGTATTAACTCCTGGGAGATTAGTCATAAATGCACCAGTAAAATTTTTGGATGTTTGAGCGTAGTTTGCCATAAATTTAAGTTTTTATAATATATATTAATGTTAAATAAGGTTGCAACACTGAAGTTGCATCTCCTACAAAATTTGCAGATGATATAGTATGAGAATGAGCCCCATCACCACCAGCTCCAGGTGAAGTCCCAGTATTAGATTGATATCCTGCATTAGCTGGAGAATTTCCAGTTCCACCATAAGTAACATTAGAAGTTTGATGTGTATGAGATGGAATTTGATTTGTTGTTAAAGTAGTATTTGCTAAGTTAGCAGAAACATTTCCAGTTGCAGTTACAGTATTAGCTCCACCAGTTTGAGTTAAAGATTTTGTATTTGATTTATTTACTAAAACCCTATCTCTACAATCTGGTAAGTTAAAACTTGCACCTGATCCACCATATGTATAAGCAATGATTGCAAAAAGAGCAGCATAAGTTGTTGTTGAAACGGATGATCCATCACATTCTAAAAAACCTGTAGGAATTGAAGCTGAACTCCAAGGTATAATTGTACCAGTTCCTATTCCTTGTATTCCAGTTAAATTAGAGGCAGTAATATCGTATCTAGTAGCTTCATAGTTAGCCATAGGTTATTTCTCCCTATAAGTCCAACCTGTAGTAGCGTCTCCTGAATAAACTAAACTAAATCCAGCTCCTTGTGTATTAACAACAAGATCGGCTGCTGTGTTTGCTATATTAGAACCATTTCTTCCGATTGTTAAAGCATTTGTATTGAAATCATAACCTTGATCAATAAAAGATACTGTATCTCCTGTTGCTGGTGATGCTGGAAGAGTAATTGTAAAAGATCCAGATGCTGTGTTTGCTAATATTGCGGAACCAGGTTGAATTGTTGCTGTAGTTGTAATAGCTCTCCATACTTCAGTCATTTGAACAAGATTTACATTTGTTGCATCTGAATAAACAGTATATCTATTTCCTTGTGCTAATTTAATTCCAGTTCCAGTAGCAGTTTTAAGAGTAACTGTATTAGTTCCATGAACTATTTGATTATTAACAAAATATGTTTTTTCAATTCCATCTGGAACAAGTACGTTTATATTTGTAGTAGGAGT